TTCAGATGGAACAGCACCTACATTATCTACTGGAGCTAATCAGGTAGATGTTATTGCTTGGATAGCACGAACCAATACAAATATAGCTGCACAGTTTATTGGAAACTTTAGCTAATGAGCAGTCTTGGCAGTCCTAATCCTTTCTTCATAGCAGGGAAGAAAGCATACGAAGTAGAACGTAGTTTAAGATTTAATGATGATACTGATAGTGCATATTTAGATAGAACTCCTAGTGGAGCAGGTAATAGGCAGATTTTTACTTGGAGTGCTTGGGTAAAAAGAGGAAGAATATCACATAGAGGAGAAATGATCTCCGTTGGAACGTCAAGTTCTACAAGTAACAACGATATTATGAGTTTCAGATTTGATAATAGTGATGAGTTCTGTTTCGCAATGTATTCAAGTGATGTTTTAGTTACAACTCAAAAATTTAGAGATCCTTCAGCGTGGTATCACATAGTCGTTGCAGTTGATACTACACAAGGAACAAACACAAACAGAGTAAAACTGTATATTAATGGTTCTCAGGTTACAGCTTTTAATACAAGCAATTATCCTACTCAAAATTATAACTTTGCTTTAAACGCAGCTTTAAAAACTAGCATTGGTAGGCTTGAAATTAACGGCGATAATTATTTTAGTGGGTATTTAACAGAAATTAATAGTATTGACGGATCACAACTTACACCATCATCTTTTGGAGAAACAAATCCAGCTACAGGTCAATGGAATCCTAAAAAATATACAGGAAGTTATGGAACAAATGGATTTTATTTAAATTTTTCAGACAATTCTGGAACGACAGCAACAACACTTGGTAAGGATTCAAGCGGTAATTCTAATAATTTCACACCAAATAATTTTTCTGTAGCTGCTGGTGCTGGTAATGACTCTTTAGAAGATACACCAACTAATAATTTTGCTACTTTAAATGTTTTAAAAAAACCTACTAATGGAGCATTTAGTAATGGAAATTTAGATGGCTCTGGTACTGCAAGTAGTTGGGTTTCATTTTTTAGTACAATTCTTGTTTCAAGTGGCAAATGGTTTTGTGAAGTAAAAGTTACCGCTACAAGAGTAGGTGTTGGAATTGGAAAAGATGGAGCAAATGAAAACTCATATCTTGGTGGTGCAGCGGATACTTATGCTTATTACGATTTAAGTGGAAAGTGGAATAATGGTTCTGACAGCTCTTATGGAGCAACATATGGAGCTAATGACATTATTGGAATGGCTTTAGATATGGATGCTGGAACTTTAATATTTTACAAAAACGGAGTTAGTCAAGGCACAGCATTTACAGGACTCTCTGGAGAATTTGCGTTAGGATTTAGTGTTTATGGTAGTGGTGCTTCGGCAAGTATAAACTATGGTCAACGTGCTTTTGATTATACAGTCCCCACAGGATATAAAGCACTTAATTCAGCAAATTTACCCGACCCATCAATAGCATTACCTGATGAACATTTTGCTCCTTTGCTTTATACGGGTAATGCAACAGATGATAGATCTTTAACTGTAGGATTTCAACCAGATCTAACTATTCTAAAACAACGTGATGACACAAAGAATTGGTATTGGTATGATTCAGTAAGAGGTGTTAATAAACAGCTACTCAGTAACGCTAATAATGCAGAAGCAGAAATTGCTGATCGACTGCAAGCGTTTGAATCTAATGGTATTCAAATAGGTGCAAGTAGTGAGATTAATAACAATTCTAGTACTTATGTAAATTACAGTTGGAAAGGAGGAGGAACTGCTTCTTCAAATAGTGATGGCACACTAACATCATCCGTATCTGCTAATACCACAGCAGGGTTCTCTATTGTTGGATACACAGGTAATGGCAGTAATGGGCAGACAGTAGGTCATGGATTAGGTGTAGCACCAGATGTAATTATTTTAAAAGCAAGAGGAGCTGCACAAAATTGGAGAGTATGGCATAGGTCGTTAGCAACAGATGGGTCGAAAAGATTGCTTTTAGATGCAACTAATGCAAGCGAAGATGCAGCGTTTTTAAACGATACTGCACCAACCTCAACTTTATTTACTTTAGGCAATAGTGATGATGCTTGGAACGCTAATGGATCTACATTCATTGCTTATCTATTTAGCGAAGTAGCAGGGTATAGCAAGTTTGGGTCATATACAGGCAACGGATCAACTAATGGCACGTTTATTTTTACTGGTTTTAAAGTTGCTTTCCTCATAACTAAAAAAGTACAAGCCGAAAATTGGCATATATTAGATACTACAAGAGATCCAAATAATCCTAATACATTTGGACTTGATCCAAACTTAGCTAATGCAGAAGCTGATGACTCTAATTTATCTATAGATTTTTTAAGTAATGGTTTTAAATTAAGAACTTCTCATAGTACAAATAATCAAGATGGTGTTCAATACATTTATTTAGCATTTGCGGAATCACCATTTAAATACTCACGAGCAAGATAATGGCATTTAAATTAGAAGGCAAGACTCTTCCGGTCGATGTGCCATTTCAAACATCAGATGGAACAAACTATCCGGCTAACTGGCTTAGACTAACTACGTTGGATGAAAAGAAAGCCATTGGAATTACGGAGGAAACTGATTAATGGCATTAACACAAATAAAAGCAGCGGCTTTAACTGCGGATCTAATAGATGAAACAAAATTAGCCGACAATTCTATAGACTCAGAACATTATAATGATGGATCTATAGATACAGCTCACATAGCTGATGACCAAGTTACTCTTGCTAAAATGGCAGGATTAGCTAGAGGTAAAATTATTTATGGTGATTCCTCTGGTAATCCAGCAGCTCTTACTGTAGGTAGTAATGGACAAACTATAGTATCTGATGGTACTGATCTTTCATGGGGTGATGCAGCAGCCGGAGCAACCGGCGGGTCGACTGATAAAATTTTCTGGGAGAATGGACAAACGGTAACGACAAATTACACGATTAGTAATAACAAGAACGCCATGTCTGCCGGACCTATAACTATAAATAATGGTATCGCCGTAACAATCGGTACCGGTGAAAACTGGACAATCGTATAAATTATGCCTTTAACATTAAATGGAAATGGTACTATCACAGGAATTTCTACTGGTGGTTTACCTGATGGCTGTGTAGACGCAGATACTCTAGCTAGTGGAGCTGGAGATATTACTGAAGCCGACTCTTGGAGACTCAATGCCGATACATCTTTTGGTACTGGTACTAATATCGTTGATTCTAATTGGGAAAGAGATGATACAAATTTTGAATTAATAGGAACTGGTTTAAGCCATGACGGAAGTGGTAAGTTTGGCTTTCAAGTAACTGGCAAATATTTATTAACATTTTTCTACACTGGTGCAATTTTAAGTGGCAATGATACCAAATATGCAGGGATAAGAGTTTATCTTGCAACTGATGGTATAAGTGGCACTTATAATGAAATTGCCCAGAGTTTGGATTCAGTTAAAGGTATAGATAGTAGTTCAACTTATGCTGCTGGCTCAACACAAAAAATTATTGATGTAACAAATACCAGTACATATTTTTACCTTGCAGCTTACACTTCAGGTTCAGTAACGTGGAGACTTGACGCACAAACTGCTAGAAATCACAACGGTTTTACTTCAATAAGATTAGGAGATACATAATATGAGTCAATTAAAATTAACCGCAGACGGCGGTGGAGGAACAGTTGCTATCAAGGGACCAGCCAGTACAACTGGTAATGCAGCTCTTGATCTAACTGTTCCGGGTACAGCGTCAGCTACGCTGGATACCTTAAAGAGAGCAGGGAATATTTTACAAGTCGTCTCAACAACTAAAACTGATACTTTTTCAGAATCAAGTGTAGATGAAGGAGAACATACTGGTGCAGCGATAAGTGTAACAATTACACCTTCTGCTACTTCAAGTAAAATTTTCGTTATGGCTTCTTTAAATATTGGTTTAAATACTGATAATGAAGTAAGTTTTGCTTTTTTTAGAGGCGGAAGTATTCTTACTGGTGCTATTGGTGATGCTGCTAGTAACAGATTAAGAACAAGTTTTGGTGGAAAATGTGAATCATCTTCGGCTACAGAAAATCTTTCAGGTTTTTATTTAGATTCACCATCAACTACAAGTGCTACAACTTATGATTGTAGACTTTCTCATGGTCATAACGGAGGAGGTAGAACTATGTATTTAAACAGATCAAGTACTGATGCTGATAATGACCAAGATTCTAGATTTGCGTCTACTATTACAGTTGTGGAGGTGGCAGCATAATGGCAACGTTAAACACAACAAACATAAAACATGGCTCCTCCAGTTCTAATAATATTGTTTTAGCTAGTGATGGAAGTACAACTATATCTAACTTGTCAGGTGGTGTTGGTAAAATTCTTCAAGTTATACAAGTTGAAAAGACAGACACTTTTAGCTCAAACTCAGATACTTTTGTAGATTTAACAGGATTAAGTGCTACAATTACGCCTTCTGCTACTTCAAGCAAAGTATTAGTTCAAGTAAGTTTAGTTTTTGGAGGTTCAAATGATGCCTATGGTGCAGGGCAGTTAGTAAGAGACAGTACTGTTTTGGGTTTAGCACCAGCAGATGGTAGTAGAACACAAAGTACTTTTACCCTTAATTGGGTAGGAACTTCTGGTCAACATAAACTATCAAATTTAGGTTTTACTTATTTGGACTCACCAAACACAACTTCTGCTACAACTTATAAACTGCAAGGTAGAACTTATACTGGAGATTCTAGATATTTTACTATTAACAGAACATATAATGATGACAATCTAGCTTACAACCAGAGAGGTACTTCACGAATAGTACTTATGGAAGTAGCAGCATAACAACAACAATTAAAATTATGGATCATGAAGCAATCTACTCTGCTTATTCAGGCACAGTAGTATCAATAGACGACTCCGCTGGAGCGTTCGACAAAGATGGCAACAAGGTAAAACTTGACGATGCCAAAGTGGCGGCAGCTCGTAAATCAATAGACGATGCTTATGCAGCTACCAAATATCAAAGAGATAGAGCTGAAGTTTACCCTTCTTGGCAAGACCAGCTGGACAAAATCTATCATTCAGGCATAGACGCTTGGAAAGCAGATATTAAGGCTATTAAAGACAAATATCCTAAACCATAGTGGAACTTCCCACCATAAATATTCCACCAGCACAAACATACGAAACAATATCCATCCCGTTACCTACAGCAGACGTTCCATCATATAAAATGATATTTGTTCCCCCTAGTGATTTAGAACGTCCAGAAGGTACTGAGGAAATCAAAACTCAAACTGAAACTAAACCACCACCTAAATTAGATATACCTGTATTAGATATACAATTACCTCTGCCAACTGCTGAAGTAGTAACAACTGCAACCTATGCAGCTGTGGCAGCAGTAGCAACAACCACCTTAGCTACACCATTCTTTGATCAAATAAAGAAGAAACTACAAAAATTCATTCAAGGTAAAATAAACAAATGGAAGGAAAACCACCAGAAGAAGAAAAAAAGAAAGGATTAATAGGTAAATTAAAAGATGTTGCTGAAGATAAAGAACATCAAATAGAAATACTTGGGACT